AATGCCCGTTTAACCCTTGACGGGGCATCCTGTCAAGTTTCTGAAACCCCTGAAAAGGAATTGAGTATGTCCGATAATCTTGGTCGCATTCGACTAGACACCGGCCTTGAATATCAGGCATCGCCTGAAGTTATTCAAGCATTTGAAAAAATGCGTGATGACAAGGCTATCCACAAAACAAACATGGACGAGCTGCAAAAACAACTCGATACAGTCGCCGCTGAACGTGATGCTCTCAAGCATGACGCTGCAAACTTGGCTACAGTGAAAGCTGACGCGCTGGAGTCTGCCCGCAAGGAAGTTAAAGCCCGCGCAGAGCTGGAGCTCCAAGCCGCCAGCTTTAAAGTCGATTGCAAAGACAAGACTGACCGCGAAGTTAAAGAAGCTGTCATCAAGTCTGTTCGTGCTGACGCTGACCTGACTGGCAAGTCTGAAGACTACGTGGCTGCATCGTTTGACTTTGCAGTGGCTCAAAAGGCCGACAATGCGATGGCTGAGCAACGCAAGGCTGGCGTTAAATTGGATAGCACCGACAAAAAGGTCGAGTCTAAAACTTACAAAGGCTTTATGGCCGCTTTGGGTAATAAGGAGTAAATATGCAAACTACAGTCTCTCAATATGGCGCTGCCGCATTTAAAGGTATGCTGGATGGTATCGGCTCGCACCAAGTGCGCAGCTATGCCGCTGAGGAAATTATCCCTCTGGCGTACCCTGTCAAGCTGGGTACTGACCCCGCGAAACAAGTGCTTAAAACCACTACCGGTGCGCTGGCTGTTGGCTTCGCGCTGCATGACCATGCTCGTGAGCAATCGTCTGCTGGCGTGGTGCAATACGCTGCTAAAGAAACCGTCTCGGTGCTGACTCAAGGCCGCGTCTGGGTTATGACTTCTGACGCTGTTGTTGCTGGCGCTGTCGCTAATGTGACCGTGGCTGACGGTACTCTGACCGACGCTGCCGTGGCTGCTGGTATCGAGGCATTCACTCAGTTTACTGCCCGTTTTGTAACTGCCACGACCGGTGCTGGTCTGGCTATTGTGGAGATCAAATAATCATGACTGATAAAATGAACTACGACGCCGCTGATTTGCGCGTCATCGAAAATTCTGGCCGATTCGACGCAAACGAAGGCATCTTCTTTGCCCGTCAATTGGAATTCGTTAAGGCTCAGTCTTATGACGTGAAGCGCGTTCCATTGGGTGCTTTGACATTGATGCCTGTTTCTACAGCCATCCCAGAAGGTGCTACTACTCACACGTATCGCCAGTATGACAGCGTTGGTTCTGCCAAGGTTATCGCCAACTACTCCAACGATCTGCCGCGCGCTGACGTGACAGGTAAAGAGTTCACCAATCCTATTCGTTCGATTGGTAATTCGTACGGCTATAACGTTCAAGAAGTTCGCTCGGCTATGTTCGCTGGTGCTAACCTGAATGGCAAGAAGGCTTTGTCCGCCACTCGCGCACAGCAGGAAAAAATCAACCAACTGGCTTTCGCTGGTGACGTTGAACATGGTTTGCCAGGTTTCCTGTCTAACACCAATGTGCCAGAAGTGACTTTGTTGGCTGACGGTACGGGCTCTAGCAAGACGTTTGCCAGCAAAACTTCGGACAAGATCGTTCGTGATGTCAATTCGTTGATTAACAAGATCATCACGCAGTCCAAAGGCATTCACCGTGCTAACCAAGTTTGGTTGCCTGTTGAGCAGTATGCTCTGATTGCTACGACTCAAAACAGCGTTGCAAGCGACACTACCATTCTGGAATTCTTGCGCTCGGTTCATCCTGGCGTTGAGTTCAAGCAAGTGGTCGAGTTGGATGCTGCTGGTGCCGCTGGTGCTGACCGCATGTACGCTCTGGAAAACAGTTCGGACAATTGGCAGCTTGAGATTCCTATGATGATCAAACAGTACTCGCCACAGCAAACCGGCTTGGAATTCATGGTTCCCGTTGAGTCGCGTTTCGCGGGCGTGATCATTGAATACCCTCTCGCGTTCAGCTTCGCAGATGGAATCTGATCTGTAAAAAGATTAAAGAACAAAGGGGCTTCGGCCCCTTTTTTTGTGTTATGACATTCTTGAAATAAATGTTAAAATCCAAAAAACCAAATTAGGAAACACATGAAACTCAAAAACAACTCAGCACGCGGTCACTGGCTTGGCTCGGTGCTTATCGCCCCACTGGAAACCAAAGAAGTCGGCGACGAATGGCGTGATGCTTACAACCGAGTTGACTTGGAAGAAGTTGTTGATAAAGCCGTAGAAGCCGAGCCCGCTAAGCGTGGCCGTCCTGCTAAAGTCTCTGACGCTGAATAATTAACCAAAGGTTTAAGATGCCAACTCGTGATGTATTCCAGTTAGAGCTTGAGAAGCGTAGTGTTGTGCAGACCGCAACCAATCCAAGTGGCGCAGGGGTTGGATTATCTGTTGGTTCAATTTATGTAAATGTATTGCCAAGAAGCCCTATATTGAATGGAGCATCAGCAGGCACGGACTCTGGATGGTTGCCTATCTCAACTTCAGCAGAGCGGTTTTCTTACCAACTTGACAGCGGGTCAACTGTAACCGGGTTTAGTGTTGACATTAGCGCAGACGGCGTAACGTCTCTAGGTCAAGCATTTACCGGAACTTGGGCAAGCTCTTCGGTGGCTGAGATCACATTCCCAATCATGTTTAGCAACCCGCTTGCCAAATACTTTCGCTGGACGGTATTGTCTGGCGGCCCAATGTCTATCGCCCGAGGAGTTTAATTATGTCAATTACCGCATCATCAGCACAACTAGCAGCGCAGCCAGTTCAAACAAGCCCCCAGTCTGCAACAGTAACAGCCACCGGACTACTTATTAGCGGCGCATCCATTGGTCCAAGTGTCGTGCAAACTGCGACGGCGGACGAACTACTTATTATTAGTCAGCCATCAGGTACGTTATCTGGAGACTGCACAATTGATGTACAGGTAAGTCATAATGGGTCCAATTATGGCATCATAAAAACATTCACTAATGCCGAGACTGTGCGAGCCACTGGAATTGCAGCCATTGTCAAGATTGGCATTGGTAATTATTTCCGAGTGCAGTTTGTAGCTGGAACTACTACAGGTGCAGGAAATGGCGTTAATGTGCGATTCCGCAATTAATCATGACACTTCGCGGATTAACAGTAGGCGCAGATAAAACACTACGATATGATGGTCAGCGATTCAGGAATATCGGTCTGAATTACGGATGGGCTATTTGCCGCATATATACTGCAACATCCCCAACGGTATGTCCTTATACGCCAGACGCTGATCAGGACGCAATGCTTGATGTGGCAGTCTCAATGAAGGTCAAGGTTCTGCGCGTAAAGGCGTTCCCATACTATCCTTCGTGGTGGACTGCGGGTGTCATGAATAACAAAACCGTGGCCGCATCCGTGGCATCAGATCGTGAGGCATATTACCTAAAGATCGACAGCTTTCTGGCGAAGTGCAGGACACGTGGTATTGGTGTCATTCTTAATCTATTTTTCAGGCATGCGACGGCTTCAGACCTTTGTGGGCAAACGGTACGGGCTGGATGGCTAACAGCAGGATCGGCGACACGAAACTTTGTGCAAACTGTGACTCAGGAGGTTGTGACTCGCTATCTAAATGAAGAGGCTATCTTTGGTTATGAATGGTCCAATGAGGTAAATCACAGGAATGATGCAAGTGACGCAACTCGTGGTGCTTGGCCAGTAACGAATGCGTCCTACGGAACGCTGGCATCCTACAGTGCGGCCAATGACATATTCACCGGAAGCGAACTCGCTGGAGTTGTATCTTGGTGGTACGGCGTCGTTGCTGCTATTGACCCTAGCCGAATTGTGATGACTGGAAATGGTCCAAATAGTTACAGTCAACCCGGTGGAACCGCTGGAATAAGAACACCCATGAAGCCTTGGCACGATGAACAAGTGCGCGACAACCCAACAAACTGCGGATCAATCCATTGGTACGGGAATATCGGCTATGGGAGTAACGGATTTAAAGGGTTGAACGCTGTTTTGACAGGAACAAGGCATTGGCAGGCCCAATCGGGACGGGCTTTCGTGCTGGGTGAAATGGGCAACCAGCCTTGGCAAATCACAAGCATAAGTACATCAGGTGGAGCGGCTACATTCATGGTTGGTGGATTATTTCCAGCAGACGAAGGGGACCGCATTGGAGTATGCGGAACCGGAACAGATCTCGATGGGCAATGGCTCACCGTGTCAACGATCAATGCAGGCCGGACGATTGTTACCGCACCTTATGCCGGTAGTGTTACGTGGTCTGGAAGTGTAAACGGTCTAAAATCCATTGATGGAATTAAACTTACTCGAATGTGTGACGACATCATTGATGCGGGTGTCGATGTTGCGCTGTGGTGGATGCTTGACAGTGATCCAAACCGGCCAGTCGGTGAATCCGTTGATGAGCCGGGAAACGAAGAACTCAGGGCCGCGATTCTTGCCGCGAATACCCGCCTTGGTTGGTAATTTCTAATCCCCTCTGCACAATCAAAAGAAAGCCATAACCCGGCTTTCATAAACTGTTAAAATGCACAAATTATTAGGAGTGGAAATGAAAGTAATTAATAATGGCGCTGGCCTAAAACATATCGGCGCAGTAACAATCGAGCCGGGTGCAACTGGAGAGGTTGACGATAGCTGGGCATCATCTATTGGTGGTGATCTTGAAATCGTCACCGCAGCTGAAAAAGAATCTGAAGACTCACCCGCCCGTCGTGGCCGTCCCGCTAAAGTTAAAGAGGCTGAATAATGGCTAATGCAATTTATCCAAAATACAAAGAAGCGGTCATCCAATCGTCTGCAAACTCTTCGCTTACTGGCACCGTTAAAACGGCACTGGTTGACACCGGCACATACACCTACAGCGCGGCTCACGAGTTCTTGACCTCGTTGACTGGCGTGGTTGGTACGGCTCAGACTATTGGCGCTACCAAGTCTTACACCAATGGCGTGTTCGATGGCGGCGACATCACGTTTACGGCTGTCACTGGTGCAACCGCTGAAGCCTTGGTGATCTACATTGACACCGGCACGGCTGGCACTTCGCGCTTGGTGGCTTACCTTGACACCGGCGTGACTGGTTTGCCTGTTACACCAAATGGTGGCGATATTTTGACCACTTGGAATGCGTCTGGCATTTTCGCTCTCTAACCCATGATTACAACCCGCGCAGGAAAAGGCTCTGAGCTTAGTTATTCCGAGTTGGATGGCAACTTCACCGATCTGGTGGGCCGGGTTGAGGGTTGGAACGATCTAGTTCAGGATGTCGTGGTTCGCGCAGGTACAGCTAACGCGCCTGCGGTAAACCCGTATCGTGATGGCTTGTATGCTTATGCGTTTGACCCCGATAGCGTCAATGAATGCTTTACTAACTTTCATTTTGGCCATGATTACATTCCTGGCAGCATGGTTTACCCGCACGTTCATTGGTCGCCCAACACGACATCGACTGGCGTAGTCCGCTGGGGCGTTGAATACACTTGGGCGCGTAGGCATGACAGTACAGGTCAAACCGCTTTCCCAGCCAGCCAGACGCTTTATATTGAGACTTCGATTGACAACAATCACCAATATCAGCACATGGTAAACGAGAGTGCAGACGGCCTTGGAATACCCGGCAGCACAATGGAAGTTGACAGCATCATCATGTGTAGATTCTTTCGTGATGGTTCTCACGTCAACGATACATTCCCTGACCCGGTATTCCTGTTGAGCGTTGATATTCATTATCAATCGCTTGTAAAAACAACCCCTTCGCGGTTTCCGCCGTTCGTCTAATGGCTATTAAACACGTTTTGGTAAGTGGCAAGGCCGATGGCGGTGATGCCACATTGGTGCAGCCGTCAAACTGGAATGAAAACCACACGATTGACAGTGAGGTCACATTCCCTGCGGTTACTTCGCCAGCTACGCCTTCTGCAAGTAACTTCAATCTATTCGGAAAGACATTGGGAAACACCCGCATCATGCCTGCCGTGATGGGGCCGAGTGGCATGGATTACGCCTTGCAGCCCGCATTGTTTCGCCAGAAGATCAGCCTTTGGAGTCCAGGCGGTAATGCCACCACTGTGCCTGGCGTGTTTGGCTTTGCAGCCATGACCGTAGTAGGTACTGCAACGGCGCGTAACGTAGCTATAACCAATCTTAAAACCAGAATGCGGCGGCTGTCTTATGTATCGGCGGCAACGGCTGGTTCAGGATGCTCTATCCGTTCGGCTTCGATGTTCACATCAGGCACTGGCACTGGACTCGGTGGTTTTTACGCTTCATTCCGTTTTTCAGCAACTGACGCAGCGGCCGTAAGCGGTGCGCGTATGTTCGTTGGCGTGGATTCTGCTACCCCTACCAATGTCGAGATGTCAACCCGCGTCAATAACTTTGGCATCGCTCAATTGTCTACCGATGCCACGCAGCTATATCTGGTTTATGGTGGTTCTGCCGCTCAGACTGCGGTGGCACTGACTACGGCATTCCCAATTTATAACGGCACGGTCGGCATTACAACTGGCGTTCCGTATGACTTCATGATCTGGTGTCCGCCAAATAGTAATGGCGTATTCAGTTGGCAGCTAGACCGTCTTGACACTGGAACCAGTACAGGCGGCACGGTGACACCTGGCACGCCCGGCACCCAGACGCCAGCTAACACCACACTGCTGTCACCTACGGTTTACCGAGTCAACAATGCTACCGCTGCGGCAGTTGGCATGGATGTGTCAACCATCTATTTGGAAACAGACTTTTAATGTATACCGTATCAATATCTGAAGGCACAGTAACACGGGATGATGGCGTTGTGGTAGCGCCATGCCAGTCTATTGATGAGCCTGACTTTGCCGCGTACATTGCATGGATTGTTGCAGGCGGTGAGCCGCTAATCGTGGAGTAGCCCGGTGGCTGCTGCGTTTCAAAGTAATGCGTTTCAGGCAAACGCATTTGAGCTAAGTGCTGGGGGCGCATCGCAGACGCTGACGCCTAGCCTGTTCACCAATAGTCAGAGTTTCTTTGCGCCGATAGTAGCGCCCGGCTCAGTAACGCTGACGGCTTCGCGCTTTGATAACGTATCTGTAATTTATAGCACCACGGTTACGGCTGGCGCAGTTACTTTATCACCGTCAAGGCTTGACAGTGTAAATTCATTCTTTACACCGCTTGTAAAAGGCTTTAATGCCCTGTTGGCAAGCCGTTTAGACAATGCCAATACGTTCTATGCGCCTAGCGTTTCGCGTGGCGCTGTAACGCTTTTAGCAGCTCGGTTTGACAGTTCAAACGCGCTATATGGCCCGGTTGTAACTCGTGGCGCTGTCACATTGGTGGCAAGCATTTACACCAATAGCAATACGATTTATTCGCCTGTTGTTAGTGTTGGCTCTGTAACGTTACAGCCTGCAAGATACGATAATGTAAGCAACTTTTATGACGCTACATTGTCGCAAGGCATTGCACCATTGCAGCCGCCTAGGATAGATAATGTAAACACGTTTTACGCTGCAACGGTAAGCCGTGGGGCCGTTACTTTGTCGCCGACTAGGATGGACAATAGCCAAGCGTTTTATAGTGCTGTAGTGACCACTGGCGCGACTGTATTGCAGCCTTCGCGGGTTGATAACATCAATCAGTTCTTTGGCGCTACTGTGTCGCAGGGTGCTATCGTTCTTTCGCCGGTACGATATGACAATGCAAACGCATTCTATTCTGCGACTGTTTCCATTGGGTCGGCGACTCTTCTGCCAAGCCGGTTAGATGGCGTTAATCAGTTCTTCGCGCCTATAGTTACGGCTGGACAGGTATCATTAACAGTCAATAGGTTTGATAACTCAAGCGTAATTTATGATGCTTCTGCATCGTATGTCATTAAAACGATTGATTACGTTGAGCCTGGATATGTTGAGACTGGATACGTAAGCTGGGCTAGATTCGGTGAAAACCAGTTCTTTGCTCCGTCTGTTAGTTATCTGCCTTATGTTGTCAGCGTTGATCTGTTTGAAAACATCAATGCTTATTACTTGCCAAAGGTAAGAGATAAAAACAAAATCAGGCCGATAGATGCAGAATACAGCTCGGCTTCAATTGATTCAATTTACACTTCTAGCGTTGTGAATAACGCATATAACACGGCTCAAATTGACTCAAGTTATAATTCAAACATCATCAATAATGCATATAACGTTGTGCAAATTGACTCAAGCTACTGGATTGATTAAATGGCCACTCAATTAGAAACCCTTCGCATCGTCGCCCCAGAGTTCGCGGGCGAGTCCGATGTGACGGTACAGGCCATGCTTGACTTGGCCCCGCTGATTATTGACCCGTTGCTGTACGCTGAAAACGTGCGCGGCTTGGCCTTGGTTTATCAGGCTTGTATTTTGTTGTCACAACGATCAGCCAGCGCCAGCGGGACGGCAAGCGTTAGCGGTAGTCTGGTTCGTGAAAAAGAAGGCGACTTAGAGCGCCAGTTTAGCGCCGGGTCATCGTCTAGCTCAAAGACAAGTGGGAAGAACCAATACGAGATCGCGCTAGACCGTCTAAGCGTGAATATCTCAATGGGTGGCATTACCCGTATGTTTGACGTTATCGCACCGATCTAATGGCCGTTAAATACGTCATGGATAAAGACTTAGGCATGAGAAAGATTATGGCTGAGTTTAAAAATGCTCACAAGGCAGAATTAGTCGTTGGAGTTCTTGAGGGTTCAAAAAACGCTGAAGGCTTCAACATTGCTGAATACGCTTCGGCTAACGAATTTGGCACTGATAAAATACCATCACGGCCATTCATGCGGACGGCATTTGACGAAAACAAACCGGGTTATATCAGGTACATGGAAAAGATCGTAAAGCAAATGGGGCAGTTGGCATTTGCGAGGATGGTTACTACGCTTGGCCTAAAAGCCGAGAAAGATATTCAGCAAACCATTACGGGCCGTGACTTTTTGCCTAAATTGGCAGATAGTACGATCAAGGCTAAGAAAAACTCCACCAAGACACTTGTGGACAGTTCTGCAATGGTCAATTCTATTAAACACCTAATCCGCAAATGAGCTTTAGAAAACCATTCGATGTACTTCATGAAGCCGCTGGCGCTTATGTGTCAGGTGTATTCGTGCCAGGCGTGCGTAGTGTCTTGCTAATCACGGCAAGTATTCAACCAGCTACCGAGCAAGACCTGATTACAGCCCCTGAAGGGCGTCGAATCAGCGACATGGTGAAAGTCTATACAGACACATCGCTGCAAGAAGTCGGAGAGGCTACTGGCCTGCAACCTGACCTGATCGTGTGGCGCGGCTACGCTTACGAGGTGAGTTCTATTTCAGTGCGCCAAATGGGCGTGATCGATCACTACAAAATCTATGCAACCCGTCGTATGGCAGCGCCAGCGGGTTACGCGGCTGCATGGGTCGCCGGTACACTTACAAGAGGTTAATAAATGGCATCAGATATCAATGTAGCAATTCCACCGCTAGGCAATCCAACTACGGCAGGCGTTCGCGGTAACTTTTCGGCGGCTAAGGTCGAGATTGAAGAGCTTCAATCGTCAATCGGATTTGTCGATTACAACGACGCCGCCACGGGCATTACGCCGATTAGCGTTTCACCGAGTACATGGACTAAACTGACGAATGACAAGCTGGGGCCGCATACCAAGATTGACGCCATGCCAAGCGGTATTACATCGCTTTGGAATGCAACTACTAACCAGATTGATCTAACTCAATTTCCGCTAAATAGCATGGTGAATGCTCGTTATGAGTTATTCGTGACGACAACGGCGGCTAATCAGGTGGTTAATCTATCTGTTTTTCTTGGTATTGGTTCGCCATCGGCTTACGAATCCCCAAAGTCAACCGTCCAGTTTAAGACTGCCGGGACTTATGCCATGTCTAGCTTCTCGGGTTCTTATGTTGGCTCTACAGACATTCAGAATTACCCGGCTGAAATCAAGGTTAAGTCAGACGCGGCTTGCACAGTAAAAGTGAATGGCTGGTACTTTCAGATTTTCAAGAAAGTTACCTAATGACTAACGTAAAAGTAACACTTGGAGTTAAGTTCAAATGGTGGCTTAAATACTATTTAATGGCTACTGTGATTTTTTGCAAAGTTGCTGGTAAATTTGTTAAAGAAGACAAAATTAACCAAGTTACAAAGTCTGTAATTTCATTTGGTATGACTGTTAAATGAACGTTGCAACGCTTAAAACGCGACTTTACGCGCTGATTCAGCCAATCCTAGGCGGCACTGTCATATGGGCAGACCAGACTGGCCCACGTCCTGCACTGCCTTACTCTACGCTGCGATTAGGCGTTATTACTACCGTTGGTGAGCCTCACTATTCGGACGTTGACGCAGGCGGGATTCAGACTGTTCTAGCCGTTCGTGAGAGCGTTTTAAATATCAATCGTTTCGGCGTCGATAGTGTGGCGACTGTAGAGACGTTTTCAAACAAGATGCTGCTTAATTCAAACTTGGATAAATTCTCAGTTCAGGATATTGCAGCGTTTGATATGTCGGCAGTGACTGATATTGCACAGCTTCTAAATGGCATTGCCATTGAGCCACGGGCGAGCATTGATTTGTCACTTCGTTGGGAATCAGGCCAAACTGATAATGTCGGCATTATTGATACTGTTATCAGCAATGGAACCATCGGTCAGGTTAATACGGCTCTAAATGAAGAGTATATTTTGTCGGTTACGGCGTCGGGTGTTTGAGTTTTGACATTCCATAGCGTAAAACATAAAATGTTCTAAGCCATTTGGCTGAACTTTGCAAAGTTTAATTTTATAGGAGCCAAGATGGCAACTCTTTCAGATATTGTTAATGTCAGCATTTCGCTGAATACAACCGGCGTCGAGCGAGCCGATTTCGGCACGCCCATGATCGTCGGCCCTCACATGGCCTTCACGTCCCGCGTGCAAGCCTATACCCGTTATGACGATGCCGTAGCGGCTAACCTGCCTGATCCTATCCTGAGCGCTGTTGAGGCTGCATTCAGTCAGACGCCTCACCCGCGTCAGGTCAAGGTTGGTCGCCGCTCCGTGGCCACTGCAATCATCAATATTGTGGCCGTCAATCTGACGACCTACACAATCACGGTAGCCGGTACTTCGCCCGAGGTTTACACCTACACGTCAGACGCAAGCGCAACCGCCGCCGAGATCGCAACCGCGCTGGCTTTGGCCATCACTTCGGACGCTAACGAAACGCTGACAGCTACCGCCATCGGCGATACGGTTTCCTTGGCTTGGATTAGTCAATCTAATCTGCAATCCGTTACGCTGGGCTCTAACCTGTCGTGGGGTGCCATCACGACCGTTGACACGGTAGCCGTCGATATGGCCGCTATCGTCATGGAAGACAACGCATGGTATGGCTTGATTAGCTCTGACCGCACAAAACAGGTGCAACTTGACTTTGCAGCTTGGACTGAAACGCAGAAAAAACTGTTTGGCTTCGCGTCTAATGAAGCCGATATTCTGACGCCTGGTGTCTCCACTGACGTTATCAGTGTGGCTAAAGATACCCGCTATTACCGCACCTATGCGGCTTATAGCGCCAATGCCTTGACTCAGTATCCCGATGCGGCTTGGATGTCGGCGGTGTTCCCATTGCAACCAGGCTCTGAGACTTGGGCGCTTAAAAAGCTTGGCGGCGTGACGCCTGATAAGTTATCAGCAACCCAGCGCAGTACCATTCTGGGCAAGGGCGGCAACACTTTCGAGTATTACCAAACCCAGATCGCGCTGACTAATCCTGGCAAGGTTGTTGCTGGTGAGTGGATTGACGTTATCCGGGGCCGTGATTGGCTGGAAGACTTGATTCAGACCAATATGACCATGCTGATTATCAATCGTGCCAAGGTTCCTTACACCGATGCCGGTATTCAGTTGTGTGTCACCAACTTGCGTAAGTCTTTGCAACAAGGCGTTACCGTTGGCTATATCGCACCGGACGAAGTGGATGAAAACGGCAAGACTGTGCCGGGGTTCACTATCACGGCACCATTGTCGCAATCGGTTGACCCACTAGTTAAGGCTTCACGGGTTTTGACGCTTGAGTTTAGCGCCCGTTTGGCTGGGGCTCTGCATGTGATTAACGTAAACGGCGCAGTCGGATATGAATTGGCTTAATAAGGAATAACATAATGGCAACCTCTACATACGACCCAAGCAAACTTACCGTGATTGTCGGTGGCGTTATCGTCACTGGCTTTTCTGATGGTGATTTCATTACTGCAAAGCGTGACGAAGACCTGTACATGAAGCGTGTCGGCGCTGATGGCCACGTCGCCCGCGCTCGTAACGGTAACAAGTCTGGCACCATTGAAATCAAACTGTTGCAAAGCTCTCCCGCCGTCACCGAGTTGTCGGCACTGGTGGCACTTGATAACTTCCTGTTTGATGGCGACATTCTTATCCCAATCAGCATCGTTTCACCGGGTGATGGTGCTGAATTGGTAGGCGCTACTCAGGCATGGCTGAAAACACCGCCTGAAATGGTATTTGGCAAAGAAGTCGGCGAACGATCTTTTGTCTTTGATTGTGCTGACTTGAAAATGTCAATTGGTGGTCTTTGATTACCGTATAATCTAGACAACACGGCCCCGGACAGTTAACTCTGTGCCGGGGTTTTTCTTTGGTAGAATGAAAACAACATTAGGAGAAAAGATGCAAGCTGAAACTATCATCATTGGCCAGTCAGAATACACGGCCATGAAAATGAATGCCTTTGAGGCTAACCGTATTCTGTTGCGCCTGAATAAAATCATCCTGCCGGTTATCGGCGGATTGACTAAAGGCAAGCAAGGCGGATCGGTTAACTTGCTTGACGCTGATTTGAGCGAAGCCACCGGAATCATTGCCGAGAATCTAACCGAAGAAGTAATGGATACCATTGTTTTTCCAATGTTCACCCAGTCTCGGGTTTACTTTGGTGAAAAGAAGGTATTCATTAAGGATGGAATGAGTGTTAACCAGTGTTTCACCGCTGATAATCTGTTTGATCTTTATGAGTTGATTTGGGAAGTTCTGAAACTTAATTTTTCAACTTTTTTCGCACGGACGGCGGGCCGCTTTGGGAGCCTAACCGCCGGGGCTCAAATGGCGAAAAGCCTCCCGGTAAATTAAGAGAAGACTTAGAGCAGGAGTTATGGATATGGCGTCCTATTCTTGCTAGTAAAGTATCTCTGTCAGAGGTGAAGGCTGGTGTTTGTAGTGTCGATGATTTGATGCGTTTAAATGCCTTGCTTGATATGACTTCTGACTATGAAAATCATGCTATGGCTAAAAAAGACTGAGGCGGGTAAAATTAAACTATGGCAATTGTTAGAGAATTAATCACCCGCTTCGGTTTCAATGTCGATCAATCCGGCATGAACAAGGTCGAAGGCAGCATTAACCGTTTATCCGGTATGCTGTCTGGCCTTGCTGCGTTTGCTTCACTTCGGGCGCTTGCTGGCGTGGCTGATTCCATGCAGTCGCTGGAGGCTCGCATCGGGATGTTGCCTCAGACGCTGGGTGATGTTGGGGATGCGTTCGATGTTGTTTCAAAAAATGCCACTGAAAACCGTCAATCACTTTCAGCATACGGCACGCTTTATGCTCGCATTGGCAATGCAGCCAAAGACTACATTAAGACTCAAGAAGACTTGCTGACGGTATCAAATACCATTAGTCAGGCGCTTGTCGTTGGAGGCTCTACGGCTCAAGAGGCCGCGTCTGTGATGACCCAGTTTAGCCAAGCATTGGGATCTGGAACGTTACAAGGAGAAGAGTTCCGGGCAATGGCAGAGGCTGCGCCTCAGTACATGGATGAACTGGCTATTGCGCTTGGCCATCCTAGAAGCGAGTTAAAGAAGCTGGCAAGCGAAGGAAAGATCACATCGAAACAAGTGATTGAAGCGACGTTGAAAATGTCAACGCTGTTTCAGGAAAAGTTTCGCCAAATGCCAATGACAATCGGTCAGGCTACGACGATCATTAGCAACAAGTTTTCAACCATGATCGCCGGTTTAAACCGTGAATCAAAGATTGTGACTAAGGTTGCGAACTTTCTTTTAAATGGATTTGATCGCATTGAAAATGGTGCAAAGTCATTTATAGAGTTCGTAGGTGGTAGCTCAAATGCCCTTAAAGCCTTTGGCATAGCGCTTACTGCAATACTTGGCCCAATGGCGCTAGGCGGCTTGATTAGCTTGCTTGGAGTCGTGTTTTCAGTGGCTGGCCTAGTTGTTGGCGGACTTGTTTTGCTTGGCCTAGCCATAGATGATATTGTCACTTACTTGGATGGCGGGCAGTCTGTTTTTGGAAGCTTTGTGCAGTGGCTTAAAGATGGCTCTATTGGAGCGTCTGCGCTTGAGGCTGTAATGCTTACGTTATCCGCTGCATTTGCGGTTTGGGGCATATCTGCCGTTACTGCGTGGGGTTCAGCGGCTGCGGCTGCACTTGCTGGCGGCGCATCAATGGCGCTTGCTTGGGTATTGGCTATGGGCCCGATGGCGATAGTTTATGCTGGCATAGCGGCAGTTAGTACGGCGGTTTTCCTGCTTTGGAATAACTGGGACAAGGTAATGGGATGGATGGGTGAAAAGGTCAAGTGGGTTATTGATAAGGCCAAGGCGCTTGGTCAATTCTTTGGCATTGGTACTGGCGCTGGGCCTACTACTCCAAATGTTGCGCCTTCTGCCGTTGCTCAGTCGGCTGCGGCTGGAGGTAACACAAATGTTACTTCAAACCAGACTGTCAATCTCACCGTTCCGCCGGGCACATCAGAATCGCAACAAGACTTCCTAAAGACATCGGCTGGAGTCCTAAATGGTGAAGGCGTGGATAAGAAGATCGCCCGTGATATGGGTCTAGGGGGATATCGATGATTGGTTTTTACTACGGCGGGCCTAATGCGAGTACCAAGGTATTCGGCGGCATTGCTTCTCTGGATTTTGACGCCACGCTTGACGAGCTTCACGAATGGAAAAACGAAGTCACTCAAAACCCAGTCGAGACTGGTTCGCCAATCACTGACCACATCATCGAAAAGCCTGATAAGTTACGCCTACAAGGCGTGATTACAAACAGCCCTTTGCGCGGTGAGTTCGCTGGGCAGTACTTTGGTGGCGATACTGAGTCGCCACGCATTCAGACGGCTTTTGATGCCATTCGTGAGTTGCATAAATCGCGTGATGTCGTGGTGGTTTACACAAAGCACGCCATCTATACTGACATGGCGATTGAGTCTGTCAGCATCCCGCGTAATGCCCAGATAGGCGAAGAGGTACAGTTCACAATGGAGCTGGTTAACATTCGCTTCGTAAATACTCAAATGGTTACTTTGCCACCGGGTATCAGTCCAAAGAAAACGGCTAAAGCTGGTGGCGCGGCTGGCGCTACAGCTAAGAAGGCCGAACCACAAAAAGCGGCTGGAAAGACTGAGACTAAAGAACCATCTAAGAGCATTGCTGCGTCGGCGTCTGATAGTGTGAGCAAGTATCTCAAATGGAAAGCCACACAATGACATTAGTTGAAATCCCATTATTCCCAGAAACAACCGACCAACTGCTAGACGTGGTTCTATCGGATAACCCGTACACATTGCGCGTGCTATGGAATGAAATAGGCGGGTACTTTAGCATGTCTGTTTACGAGCGTGAAGGCGCTGTAATTCTTGAAAATGTCAAGATGGTGAAAAACTATCCTCTGATTGGCCGGTTTAAAGATGATCGCCTGCCAGTTGGTGAACTGTTTTTCATTGACAATAAAAACAAAAATGAGCGCGCGCTTTACACGTCTATTGGGACTGGTGATTATTCATTGATCTACTTTGTGCCTGATGTTGTTACAACCATTGAGTCGATTGTTATCACGCCTACAGCAGCTGTAAGTGGCAGTATCTGGGATAGCAGTCTATCCACTTGGGATGCTGGCGCTACGGTATGGGACGCCGTTTAAATGGCTCTATTTGACCGCGTAGCATCCCTGACAGTTGGCAAGCCAAATGGCAAAGCCATTGAGATTCGTGATCTTCGCTTTGCGTTTTCGATTGAAAAAGGAAGCGGCGAAAACCCTAATTCCTGCACTTGCCGGGTTTACAACTTAAACCAAGACTCACGGGCCTTGGTTGAAACGGTTAACAACGTCTTGATTCTCAAGGCGGGTTACAAACGTGACGTTGGCGAGTTGACTATTTTCACCGGTACCGTAACGCGAGCTATTACCAAGCGAGAAGGCGCAGACTTGGTGACTGAACTTGAAATGTCAGATAGCGGGCTTGAGTACCGCGATAAGAAGACTTCTTTTAGCTTCGCGCCTGGTGTATCGGCTGGCCAAGTATTGAGCAACATTGCCGCCACGTTTGGACTGCCTGTAAGGCCATTGCCCACTGAGATAACGCAGAAACAATACCCTGATGGCTTTGCTTTCGTTGGTCGTTCACGCGAAGCTATGGCAAAGGCTTGTGAGTATCTTGGCTTGGAATGGTCATTGCAAAACCGAGAAGTGCAGATACTGAAAAAAGGCAAGGCTGTTGCCATGCATGCGTTTGTTTTGTCTCCTGATACTGGATTGATAGGCTCACCCGAAAAAGAGCATAAAACTCTTGGTGAAAAAGCGGCAGCTAAAAAAGGAATTACAGAGAAACAAAAAGGCGTCAGAGTTACGTTTGCAACCGGTGACGCTGGCGACAAAGAAAAGAAACTAGAAGTACAAGGCTACAAAGTGAAGACGCTTTTACAGCCTACCATACAGCCGGGTGGATACGTGCGACTAGACACTAAGTCGATTAAGTCTGAGTTTTTCAGGATTGAGGCTGTCACTCACGTCGGTGATACGCATGGTTCAGAATGGTTATCTGAGCTAACGCTGCGTTACGTTTGAAATATCTTTTTCAAGATAGTAAAAGATATTTGGTGCGAAGGACTGGAATCGAACCAGCACTTTATGAATTATGAGTTCACGGCACTAACCGTTATGCTACCTTCGCTGAATTGGTGGGCCGTCAAGGAGTTGAACCTCTCGCCATCCGCTCTACAAAATAAAGGCAACGGATTTACAGTCCGCCGTAGAGAAAACAGCCCATGATAATTAACAACTTCACACCCCCATAAAGCAGGGTTGCTTTGCCTTTACACATCTTACTGTGATGCACCGGGGCTAAACCGTATGCGTGCAAAGTTGTCAAGTAAGCATCTTTTAACTTTTTAGCGTTAAAGCATATCGTAAACATTTTGTTTACTAAAGTAGATGCTTACTTGAAAACTCTAATTAACAGGCTTGCACTTGCATAAAGCTGCATTTTCCATAGTGCTTGAATTATCCTGCTCCGTGGCTAATTACGTAGCTGCAAGCCTGTTAAATGTTGATGGCGTCCCAACACTTGCGCCCGGCGTATCTCTCGGTGGTTGGTTACACGGGTATCTTGGGCAGTAAACGCGATACGAGCTTTATAACTTCGCCCCAGCCTTTCGGCACGCCATC